CTTAAATCCGCCGCCTTGGAAATGGCAAAAACACCGTAAACGGTGCTTGCTGTGAGCGCGTCCCCGCTTGCCAGTCCGCCGAGGCCAGTACCCACCGCGAAGGGTGCTGCTACACCCGCTATAGCTATTTTTTTAGTGAATGCAGAATTTAATTTAATCTTATGAGCAAGCGTATCATCCCAAATTTTACCCGTTGCTATATCGACTATTTCATCGGGAGTGACTGAGTTATTTGTTATGGCGAGTCCTGAATTCCATTCTAAAGTAGCATCACTTGCAACATCGCTTGTAACTTTCATCCAATTAACAACATCGCCGATAGGATTATTGCCGGTATTTGAAGCAACTAATGAGCGATAAATAAAGCCATCAGACGCTATGCAGTGTCCGTTTTTTGGATATTCTTGTGAAGTATTCCATTCAGCCATACCCATCTGGTGCAAGTATGCTAATACTTGGCCTAGAGAAAATCCCATAGCATTAAAATCTTGCTTTGTAGGCGCGTCACTCGATCCGACGATCTGCCAGCCTAGAAAAAAATCTGTATTCAGATTATCGTCGAGCGTATCTGATTGAGAATCATCGCCGAAAATAGTTCGGTTTGTTTCAGTTGAATTTACGCCGAATGCTTTTAAATCACCGTCATATCTAAGTATTTTGCTCATTACAAACTTATCCTCTCTGCAAATTTTCCGCCAATTATACCTGAATCGAATTTATCTCCCCAGCTTAATGACTCCATATTATCTTCAAAACCAAAACTTTCACCTTGAACATAAGTAGTAAGGTTATACCTCACTCCTTGCGGTTTTGGCAATAAATTCAAATTAACTATAACTCTTATTCTATCGATATCATATTGAGGGCTAAAATACAGTGTGAGCGCCATATTGTGATTATCGGACACATAAGCATTGCCATCGAATAAAAATTGTATCACTGATTGAATAGAAGTTCCTTCTTCATCGATCATATAGGGCGAGCCGGTATTTTTAGCTATTTTAGCTTTTATAAAAAACAAATAATCCGGATCAGTCAGCTGAAGGATTGTGTAATTTGAGCTAAAACGATCAGCAAAAGTAGCCACGTCAGAAACTACAGCAAATTTATCGTCAAATCCCCTGGAGTTAGCGTTATCACTAAAGCCAAAAAATAATTTAGCTAAAGCTTCAGGAATTATCCTGTTCATGCCGACTATGGCCCCAAGAATATCTAAGCGATCACCGTAAGCATTGTCTAAATCAAATTCTGTCTCGAATGACTGCAAAAATTCAAAAACTTTATTCCATGTTTCTGCTTGCAAGCCAATTTCCGCCGAGGCTTTAGACTTTTCCCAATACTGTTTTATCAGTAAATTTTGATAATCAGAAACAAAACTCATTATGAAATCTCGGTTACGGTAATATCATCGACAGAAATAGTAAATTTTTCATCTAAATCAGCTTCAACCCAGTCTTCAACCCAGCCAGAACCACGATTAACTTCCATAGATGAAGGAACAAAACCGTTTCCGGCCTGTAACGCACTAGCATACAAGCTACCGGCTAATAAATTAGATCCAATATTGTAAGTATTAGCGGCTATTTTTTCTTTTATTAGTTCTTCATCGATCACGGATGATGCAGTTCTTTTTTCTACATCAAGCCGAACGCTCACAGCAACTTCAGTAGGTCGAGCAAAAATCATTGTATGAACAATAAAAAAGTCACTACCATCTGGACGAATAACAGTTTCAGTATAATTTCCAGTGACAGCGCCAACCATACCTTTTCCGCCGGTTTGATTTTTCACCATTGTTTCTACAATGTCGTCTACCGATCCGCCTTCAACTACTACCCACAAAGAATGAGCCGGTATGCCATCACTATCAGTGGACGGTGTGTCATTTTCATAAACAGCCACGTCAGTCACATTGGCAACTTCAGTTAATGCTGTGAATAAACGGCCTGTACTTGAGCTTGTAGGAGTTTCTAGTGATCTGTTTCTCCTGATTCGCAGTTCTTCATCCGTTTCTTCGTCAACGCCTACGGTGGCAGCAAGCGGATTAGTAATGCTTGTTACTCCAAGAACTACTGTGGCTGGTTCTGTCACGGTGTCAGGATCAGCTTCAATGGCACCAAAATCTTGTGCAAAAAGTGTAACTGTCTGAGTGGTAGCGCTCGCTATAATTACTTCTTCAAGCGTTATCCATAACTGGCCTAAACTATCTTCAACCGTATAATCATCAGACAAAGTTAAAGACCGGTCAGTAACTATTTCCACATCGACTTGAGATCGAGTAGCTGGCCTTCGAGTAATACCGGCTAATTTTATAATTCTATTTTGTGATAAACCGGCGGCTAAATCTGGATCAAAAGAATTATAAAGCGCCAAAGCAAAAGTTTGTAAATCCAAGCGAGCTTGCGCTTCAATAGCTACACGCTGACCGTCTGGAGCATTTGGATCAAGGTTTATGTCGTCGCCATAGATTGATCTGTAACCTTCAGCTAATTCGTCATAAATTTCCTGATAAGTTTGAACCACTATGCCTGAGTTTGTAAATTCTGGTGCGCTCATAAGTTTATAGTCTCTGTTTGTTGTCCATAAACATCGGTATAGTCAATGTCGAATGTAGCTTTTCTGTTTTGATTTACGCTTAATATTTCTATTTTAGAAACAGAAACTACGCCTTCGGTTAATAATATTGTTCTTTCAATAGCTCTAATAATTCGTTTTCTAGTATTTAAGTTTCCTAACAGCTCAAGCCAGTCAATGCCGTTTTCTGTATCTAAGTACCAGTCATTTTTAAAAGAACGCAGACGAGTTTTTACATTTTGAGCAATCGCAGCTGTGCCGGTAATATAATTAGCTTTACCTTTGCCAAAAGTCCAGTCGTCACTACTGTCTATGCTTCGTGTTCTCATGGTACAGGCACCAAATTTGTAATTAAGCCATTCGTAACTGTGGCTATAAAATCGCTTCCAGTGATAGTACCTGAAACGCCAGCAACGCCGCCAGTGCTAAATGTTCCGCCATCAATGTTTCCGCTTACTTCACTGTCTCCAGTCTGTTCTAAGTTACCTTCATGCTCAATATCGCCAATGGTTGTAATAACTTCAGGAATTGTAATGGCGCTAGATAAAGGATTTATGCCGCACAAAGCCAAACCGTCCGAGTAGTCATGCATACGAAACTCAGAAGGATTTTGAAAATCCGCACCCCCATACCATCGATCAAAGCATCTTTCAGTTAAAAATAAAATAACATAGTCGCCTACAGCTATAGGATGAGCAGTGTATGATCCGCCGCCTTGCATGAAAACTGGAGGTACTTTAGTGAACACAGGCATTTTTTTTGAAACGCCGTCGACTACCCAATTTATAACTGGCTGAACATCTAAAGTTTTTTCATTAACAACCTGGACTTTGGCTACAGTGATCGTATGAAGATTAGTTAAAGCAAAATGAATAGCATCATTTATCGTGTCTAATAACTGGTCTTTCTGCATCATAATACAGCCACTCCACTAGCTATAAAGCCAGTACAAGTTTGGCTCCACTCATCGCCGTAGTTATCGCCTTGAAAAGATATCGATTCGATTTTATATACGCCATTTAGATGAGGTGTGGTTTTTGAGATTAAGTTTACTCGACGGCCTATTTTTACCGCTGGATTCATCAAAGTTTTAAATGTTAATTTTTTCTGTTCTCGTTCAGGCGTATTTAATAATCCAGTTTCAGCACTAACCACTGGAATAAACCGGCTTAAAACTTCATTATTTTTCATAATGAATATTTGTTCTTCTTCTATAAACCAAGTTTCGCCTGGACCAACCATGTCTTCGATCAGCTTAGCTGAGTTTCCTACTAATACTTTTGGCCTAGTTAAAACTGGACGCTGAGTGATCCGGCCTACTTCAGTATTTGTCATGTCTTTTAATGCTGCATCGACAGCAACTTTCCCGCCTTCGACTGTGCGACTGGTAAAGCTGTTCAAAAAGTCAAATCCGCCGTCTAAACCTTCTATAGTAGTTATCATGTCGGCACCGTTTCTAGCATTACTGCCAGTATGGACGGTTCCTTTGAAAACTACTTCCATTTTATTTTCATAGCCGACTCTAAGCTGAAAAGGTATTCTAATGCTTGAATCTTCAGCATCTTTAACTAGCGCCAAGCGTTTTTTTTCTTCTAAATTATAAAGTTTAATTTGGATTTTATTTAAACCGCCAGCAATAGACTTATCCGCTTGAAAAGAAATTCTAATTTCAGGCTTCACGGTTACTTCGCCGCCAAGTATTTGTACTTTCAGCTCATAATCACGATTAAATCTGGTTACGTTATTAGCCAAAAGGAACCTCGGCACCGTTTCTGATCGTTATCATTTCTTGTTCGTTAAGCATATACAGTTTGCATCGTCCACTAGAAAAATCATTTATTTGGAATGGATCAATGCCGTTTCCGCTTGTGTCTGTCACGATAAAATCAAACGGCTTATTTTCGCTAACCATGTGAAGTACGCCGACTGATAACTTTAGTCCGTACACTTGCCAGTCAATAAATTCAGCATCAAAACTCCATATTTGAGTTTTTGGGAAAAATCTAAGCGTAAGCTTTATCTCATACTCTTGAAAAATAATTGTATGGCGCTGGATCGCTTCGGCACCAATGTTTTCTATTTCTTTCATTGGCTAAATCTTCTTAGTAATGCTGTAGCAAATGACTCGGTCTGTTCTTTGCCGTCTTGTACTCCTTTATCCGTAACGCCTTGAGTTTGCCCGTTAGTATTTCTGGCTGGATTTTTTGCTGAGTTAATTTCAGAAAAAATAGTTTGAGCAAATCGAAGTTCTTGAGCTTCAATAGTAAAGCTTAAACTTTCACTTTCAGCATTTTGTTCATGGATAAAAGAAGTTATAGCCATGTTTTCATAAGTTCTAAACGGCGCATCGATAGAAATAAGCACGTCTGAGTTATGAATAGAATCCATAAAATCTATAAATTTTTCTATATTTGTTTTTCCTTCGCTGCCGGTAAATCCTAAGTATTGAGCGAAGCGCTGAGAATCAGCTATGACAGCATCTACTTGATCGACAGTGTTTAATAAACCAACAGCAAGAGAATTAACCTTCTGTATCTGTGTCTGTGTACGCTCAGGAGCATATTGAGCTATAACACCGATATTAGCTTGAGCATCTAATAAAGCTTTTATGGTTGGTGAGGGAAGCTGGAACACGTTAGAAATTTCCCCATCGATTGAAATATTTGAAGGGTTCCTAATTATGTGATCGTTTACAAAACTTCCGTCTTCCAAATAAGTGCTTGGCACATCACGCGTTTTAGTGATTTTGTTTTTTATTCTAGCCGCAGTAGTAAATCCGCCAATTCCTACGGGTTCAAGTTCATCATCCTGAAACTGACCATCTATGAAAGCTCTAACTGTAGCCATTATTGACCACCCCTTCTTGATTGAGTTTGAGCATCTTTCATTTGGCGCTGTAGAGAATCGGCAGCAACTTCACCGGCTTTAACCGGATCGCTAGTTTTTATTTCCATTTTTACATTTTGGCTAACATTGTTCTGGTTTGATCGACCTGATTGACCGCTGCCAGGCTTTACTGAAGCATCCACTTTCACGTCACCAGAAAACATACTTCTAACCCATTCAGGAATTAAATCAAATCCAGCAAAAAAATCATTGATACTTTGTGACCATCTACCAATCAATCCAGATATATCATAATCAAAAAATGACAAAAAGAAATCTCGTATAATGGAATCGCCGCCACTAAGCCCCACTATCAAATCATCTACCGCCAAAACCAAAGCGGCGATTATTCCAACTACAAGCACGACTGGAGCAAAAGCAAGAATCATTGTTCCAACCCAGAGCAGAGTGGCTGTATTAAGCGCTAAAAATATTCCAATACCAACAGCAAGGATAGGCCATAACCGCCCTAGCATGGCTGTGAAGTCGAATAAAACGCCAATAGAAAGCTTTATACCGTTTACGATCCAGTCCATATTAGCCGTTAGCAAATCAGTAAAAGTTTCAGCCATTCGCTGAAGTTCTGGTGCCAGGCCAACAGCAACCAACCGTCTTAGCCCATCAAGGCCAAAACGCATAGTAGTTATGGAGTCATTGTAAACTTGAGCTTGCTGAGCTTGTTCTTTATTTAAAACGCCTAGCTCTCTCGCTCTACCGGCTAAAGCTTTCATTTCTTTATCGGTTCGATTCAACATGGTTATAAGTGACGCATCGATGCCGAGTGTCGCTGCAAATGATCGCTGCTCACTCATAGATAAATTTAGCTGTTTAAATCTATTTCCGACTTCGCCTAAAATTTGGTCAGCATTTTTCACGTGTCCATTAGTGTCGCGCACTGAAATTCCTAAACGAGCAAAGTCTTCACTTCCTTTTTGCGCGGCATCACCTATTTTTTGGGTAAGGCCAGATAAGGTAGAGTTCATTGATTCAATGCTGGAGTTACTTACACTGGCTATAAATCCTAGTTCTTGAATACGATCAATAGCCAAGCCAGTTTCAGATTGCAAATTTATTAAAGGTTGTTCGGCGGCAAGTATGCCATTAAGCCATTTGCTAACAGCTGCGCTTGCGGCGAAAGTGGCGACAGTCATACCGGCTAATAGGCCAATAGATTTTCCCAAAGAACTATTGTAGTTATCAAGCGGTGACGCTGATCCTATAAAAGCAAATTTTGTTACTACTTCTGTTACTGCTGCCATTATGATTGCTCCGCTTTCCACCGTAAATGCCTACCAATAGCATTATCTATTGCTTCATATTCTAAGGCATCAAGAAATCTATCGCTATCCCAATTTACTATCTCATTTACTGATCCGTAGCCTTGTTTAGCAAGATAAAAAATTGCCATATCATCATCAGAAATATTTGTAAATTCTAAAAAATCATTTTCATCAGTGGGAGCATGAACTTTTAACTTCCACTGATTCCTTCCAAAAAAGGATAACTGATCGCCCCCAACATAGTAGGAACAAATATTAAGTAATCTTTTTGGTGAGTTTCCCAGTGATCGGGCAGCTTAGAAAGTAATTGACCTTCAAAAGTAACCACATTGCTAATAACTAATTCGATTGATTCCCATTCTGGAGAATCTAAAAATAAAAAATCACCTTTTTGTAGCTCATGCTGGACGTGAGTAAAATAAGCAAATATTTTTCTGCGTTTTATATGATTTAAAGTGGTGAGCCTGTATTCATTGCCGTTAATTTCAGCACACTGATCTTCATGTACTGCTTTTAGCATTGCTGTAGCTTTTTGCTGATCGTTCATTGGTTTGCCCTCGCCCGAAATAATTAGAGCATGGCGGCATCGGGCAAATGCTTTTCAGTATAAATACCTAGCCATACTCTAAACTTTTATAAGTTTCTTGCGCCGTTTCTAAAACGAATAACATATTCCATCATGGCATTACCATCAGTAGAATTTTTAGTATTCGAAGGCTGAGTAGTGATTGAACCGTTTTCTAAAATATAAGATTCTTCACTGGCTACGCCGTCAATATTAAACGAAGTTTTTGAACTACCGTTTATAATTTCAGGTGGCGATTTTCTCAAAGTGTTATTTAAAAACTTATCTGAATCAGAAAGCTTTTGAACTCTTACGGTTACGTCCACCACGCCTTTATCAGATCGCTCATTGATATTAACTCCGCCGCCAATAGCATTGTTCTGACTAGTGGCTGGGTTTACTGGAGCTAAAGTTATTGTATCGCCTTCTGCCAAGTCGCTGATCGCTTTGCCGTTAAGGACCAGTGTAGTAGCATCTGCCGGTAAATTTATTGCTGCGCCCATTTCATTTCTCCTTAAAGAATTTTATTAACGGTTTACGTTTACGATTAAATCAGAACTATGAATAGCTCCTGAAAGTTTTAAAGCGCCTTGAATAACAGGAGCTTCACGTGATTCACGACTTGCTTGAGACTGAGCCGCCAAAGTACCTGACAACCAGTAAAAGCCATTGTCTAAAATGCTTTGAAGGAAAGTATTTAAGTTTCCAAAACTATCAGGGCTTGACCATGTGCCAGGTGCCGCTACGCCAGCTTTAACAAACTGAGAAGAAGTCTTTTCACATTGATCGACAAGCTTAGCAACACCACTAGTAGTTTGAGGTATTTTTGTGCTTGTTCCTTTCAATACATTGAAAATATCCACTTGTAGATAATCAACAAAAGCGATCAAGTTATAGCGTTCATCAGTAAAGCCATTGGCTCCGCTTGTTAAAATAACTGGAGTTAGCTTTATAGTGGTGTATAAATCCAAGCCTACAGTTTGAGCCTTGTTGATAACAGTTTGAGAGTAATCTTCAGCCGTAGCATTTAACTCTTTCAAGTGCATGGTTAATGCTGAATTTTCAGCAGCAAAATTAACCGTATGCGCTCTAGCCATATATGAAGCAGCGAGTTTTCGATTACCGGCAGCGCTATAAAGCATTCTATAATTTGTATAGCCAGAAAGTTTGATCGTCCATACTACATTGCTTGAATCCACTTCAAGATTAGCCGCAGCATTAAAAACATCGTACATAAGCACGTCGTTTGCTTGCGACCATTCAGCCAAGTCTTCTGATTCTTCATCAGTAGGATTATCGATAAACATTAGTCCACGATATTTAACCAAAGCTAATAATTCAGTCACGGCAGTTAGTTTTGTTTCAATTGCCAATGCCGCTGAAGCTGCGCCCTGGCCTAAATAAGCGCCTGATCCTGTAGTAAATCCTAAAGCGCTTCCAACATAATCAGTATCCGCCGGATCAGTAGCAAAAGTTATTGTAGAACTTGCGCCTGTAGTATCGCTTGTAATCAAAATTCTATCACCAGCTGAATTGACAGAACAAGTACCGCCGGTTAATTCGGTATCGATCACCGCTGCAATTTCAGCAAGAGTAGTCGAAGTCGTAAAATCTAATCCGGTAATATTTTCTACAGTTGAATCGATAGTAATATCAAAATCACCGTCCGATACAGTTTGAAGCTGGCCTAAAACTGTAGCCAAAGATAACTGAGCGCCGGTTAGTAATGCAGCTGTAGCCGCAACCGTTTCTTCAGCTGCTCGCCAATAGCCAATAACTAAAAATCCACTAGCATTAACAGCGTTAGGGCTTGTTCCAAAAAAAGTTAAAGCGTAACTATAAGCTTCACTGTTTGAGCCAAAGTCAGTAGCTACACTCGGCGCATCTGAATAAACTCGATATCTGCTTGCCGAGGTTAATGGTCCTTGCTGGCTTGTCATAATAACAACCACATTTGGATTGTCTGCAAGCGCTAATTGACCGCTTAATAATAGTGATACGTTTACTACATTTGTAATGTTAGCCATTTGAAGCTCCTAAAATTTGTTAAAATATTGTACCCGTTTTTTTTTTAAAATACACCCGATCTATATTATGCTGAAAATTCACAATATCCAGCAGTATCAAAGTCTGCAAGCTCGCAATATTCCGACAAAGGAAATTATTGAGACTGTGCGCCATCGTCAACTGTTACGCTTACTATTTCATCGTTTGGCAAAACTTGTACAGCTTCTTCACTGTTCACTTGAATTTCTACGCTCTCAAGATATCGAGTAGCAACATCAGCGCTAATAGAAAATATGATATTTAAGTTTAGTTCTAATCTGTTTCCGTATTGTTCGCCGGTTAAAGTTTTAACATCAGTTAAGTTACTGGCCTGAAATACGCCTAAAACGTGAGTGTTTTGCAGATCATAGGCCAACTGAGATTTTGCCGTACAAGTAAACTTTTGAGCATTTTCCCAAGCATCATCACCGTAAAAACTAAGAACCACAGGAGCTTGCCATTGCTGTGCGTAGTTCATTATTTCATTATCATCGTCGAAGCTTTCAGCTGATCCAAGCCTAAAAGCTGGCCCTAAAGAATCTACGCCAATATAACTTAAAGAAAAATCAGTAATTTCTTCATTGCCTCGACCTATTCTTATCAGCTGCTCATTATATTCCAGCAGATCACGGACAAACAAAGCTGTCTTTTTTAGTGCTTGGTTCATGTCGCGCTCACTACAGGTTTTTTAGTTTGAACAGCGATCACTTCATAAAATCCATAACCACGATAAGGCGCTTTTTCTGTGACAATAAAATCTTCCGAGTAATATTCCACAAGCTCACTTATTTCAATCGCTGATTTACTGTGGACCATAATATATTCTTTTGACCAGTCGATAGTATCTGGATTAAGTTTTTCTTTTTCAGCGACCTGGACTACACATTCTTGAGATCGAGCCACTACAGTATTGTTCGGCTCAAAATCAACCGTAGCTTTAGTTACTGTTTTTATGGTTACGGCCTGAAGCCACTCATCAAGCGCTTCCGATACGTCTAAAATATTATTATCGACTGTCATAAGCCTCTCACCACATAAGTAACCGATCCGCGAAGTATTCCATTGTCGATTAAAATTTGAGAGCTGCCTTTGGCTTTAATAGTCGAAGGCTTTAAAGGAGGCCATTCGCCATAACCGCCGCTTGTGAATGCACCTTTGCTTATATTGGTAGCAGCTACACCGATCAAGCCGAGTGCTTGCTTTGCTGTTTTTCCTTTTGAAAATACGTCCAAAAATTGAGTGTCAATAATCGTAGCAAGTTCTTTCTTTTTTATAGCAAAAGGAGTTCTAAGGAATGATCGTCTTGGATTATGGCCTCGCCCAAATTCGTGAATGGCACCGACTCTCATTACTGTCATGCCTTCGCCATAAATTTTGCCGCCGACTTTCTCAACTGGAAGGCCGACAACAACATTACCCTTCACTGCGTTTTTAACTTCTTCCGCATACCGAGTAGTTTTTTTTAGCATTTCTTCGGGAGTTAAGTTTGCCATTAAACAAAGATGCCACCCTGTCGAGGACGTGTGAGCTGTAAATATCTCACGCCGAATTTAGTAGACTTGAACCATGCTTTTCTTTCCGAGTCAGGCACTACGCCAGCTTCATAAGAAACAGAAACATTGCCAACGGATTTGGATTGAACAGATTTTACTAGGGCGCTACCTGAATTTACTTCGTTTACGATCAAGTGACCTAAAAGGTTTAAAACTATTTCTTTATCACAAGCGTTGTCATACTCGCCACCCCAATAACAAGGCCAGATCGGTTCAAGTATTGGGATATAAGTATCAGCATCAGTGACAGAAAAATTAGGGAACCGAGCTTTGAAGTCGGTGAGCAATGACATTTAGCACAGCTCCAAGTTACCCTGATCGATAGCGTTAGCGATTCGCACCATAAGCTTCACATCAAGAATATCTGCTTCAGTGAGAACATAAGATTCGCCTGGAGCAATAACATTTCTACCAATAGCCCAAGGAGTATTGCTTACATTTTTAAGCGCTTCTTCTTCTTCAACATAATTTTCAGCAGCAAAATCATCTAAATCTTGCTCGCTTGAATCAACATCAGAATCTAAATCAGAATCTAAATGTAAATTTAGCTCTGCATCGTCGTCTAAATCAGATTCATTTTCTTCTTCTGAATTTGATTCCGGCACTAATAATTTATTTATTTCTAATAAAAGCGCTTCTTTACCAAGTTCGATATCAAGATCGGCTTCAAAATTATCTTTAGCAAAAGCCACTAAAGCTTCTTCATCAAGATCAGTTATTTCAAATTCTTTATCTTGATCGCTTGAGCCTTCGCCTTCGACAGATACTTCTTCAATATCAGTATCGGTGTCG